TTTAGCAACAGAGATAGTACGAAGTTGTACTCCTTGTTTTACAAGAATGGAATTATTAATTCCAGCAAAGTTCTTAAGAACTGTAAGTGTTTGATCAGAAAGTTTCATAACCATGGGTCGGAGTTTCATTTAATTGCCCACTAAAATGGTAGAGTAGGAGTGAATAGTGTAGTGCTTTTAGTATATCACGTTTTGCTTGACCTTTTTTGTCGTATCTACTTAGATACTTGATTGCGTTAGATCTACAGAATGCTTCTGCATCTCCTACAGACTCAATAAGGTCAAGTGTCTGGACGTTATTTTGTTCGGAAGTATAATGTCCACCGTAAGTTGTAGAAATATACTCTTGAAGAGCTTTGATAGACTCATCTTCTTTATATTTTCTAGTACAATTTTTTTGTATTCCAGGTTTTTCTGCCATTTTTTTGTCTAATTCTTCCTGTGCTGCTTGCTGTGTCCACCCATCGTTATATGGTGAATTTGCATGTATGTTTAGATTTAATGTATCATAATCATATGGAAACCCTCCCGTACCAGCACCACTCACAACTGATTCAGCCATTGCATAATCCAAGGGATCTGTAAATGGGTTGGTGGCATCATCATCATTACGATTATAATCATACCACATATCAGAGTGTTCGTAATCTTCTTTCTTATCGGTCATTTCATCATCCCCATAAATTTCATCATAAAGTAAACTCCAAGCATTAGTCATTATACATTGAATCCTCTAGTTTGTCAATTTGAAAGTCGGCATCAACTTTATCATACAACTCAATAAAGGATTGCTTTGTTTCTTCATCAAAACGATTAACACAAACAGATATTGCCTTTGCTTTATCATTAAAGATGGAGAATGCACGAACAATATGAACCAATCTACGAGTACTAATGATTTCCTCTACACCACCATCATAGAAGGTCTTACGAATGATATCGCCCCAATCAACCAATCTCTTACAGAAATCAGTATCAGTGACACCAACCTTAGCAGCAACTCCACCCAAGATTTTAGATTCTATTGCTGGTGAAGGATAATCTTGCTCAAAGGTTACAGGAAATCTCTCAAGGAATGCTTCATTAAGAACATTAGTTCCTATGAATCTACCATCATCTGAACCCTTACCCTTGGTATTTGCAGTTGCGATAACGTTAAATCCTGCTGCTGGTTTAACAAACTTTCCAATCTTCTTTAAGAACACACCGTTGCCTTCAAGTATGGATTGTAAGCATAGTATCTTGTTACTCGCCAAGTCAATTTCGTCGAGTAGCAAGACAGCTCCTCTTTCGAGTGCTTCAATGACAGGTCCGTTATGCCAAACAGTTGACCCATCCACAAGGCGAAACCCACCAATAAGATCATCTTCATCAGTTTCAATAGTAATGTTTACACGAATAAGTTCTCTCTTAAGTTGAGCACATGCTTGCTCTACAGAGAATGTCTTACCATTTCCAGAAAGACCAGTGATAAAAGCAGGATAAAAAAGATTACTTTGTATAATCTTCTTAATATCGGCAAATGAGCCAAACTTGACAAATGTGTCATCTGTTTCTGGAACTAAATTTCTTTCAATAACGGGTTGAACTGCTGGAGCATTAAATGATTTCTCAATGTCTTCTACTACCTTAGTAGTAACTTCAAGATTCCACTTACCTTTAGAAACCTTATACTTCTTAAGTTTCTTAGTGACTGTCGAATATCCAATATCATTAGCGGCACAAAAACCACGAACATCGGCAGTAACGAACTCATTTCCAAAAGTGCTTCTCAGTCCGTCAACAACTTGCTGTTCTGTCATTTTTAATTGAAAAGTCATGAGGTGTTTCTTATTTATGAAACTATTATAATGGAAATGGTATGGGTTTTATACCTTTTGTGGCCAGTTTAATTATTGGGCCCAATCTGGCTTTCTGGATGGGTCACGAAGATAATTAGATGCAACCCAAGGTTTGCTCCTAATGTAATTCTTGTAAGCAGTAAAAGTGTCAATGCTTGTGTCATGTTTATATTCATCGGGCATTGCACGAGTGAATGATTCTACCATACAGTGACATGTAATTACTTCTCCTGCGAATCTGTGAAATGTTTTCTTTGCTTCGAATAATGCATCAGCACATCCATGAACCTTACCATAACGATGAGAATACTCACCAGACAAGGCACACCCATGTTGAATTAACCATGCAGTATTGTAAATACTATCTGCTGCCCACTGGGTACATGGATGATTCCTGAATGCACCTTTTGCAACTGAGTATGGGGTTCCATCTTTTTTCTTAACTAAATCATCACCCCAGTCATAATACCAATGAGAGAAGACAATGGAGAGCATTTGGCATGTCTCCAATGGCATCTTGACCACATGCTTATCAGGCAATGCTTTTGCTGATACATGTGGGTCTGGATTTGTTACAAAAATATTCATAGTGGTATTATACCACTAATTCTATAAATTCGCCAAGTATTTTCTTATTCATTTTCTTACCTCTAAGACTTTTTACAAATGCCCTCTTGATTTGTGCCTTTGTAGCATCTTGTTTAACTTCAAATTCATCCTCATTAGCAAGAGCACTTGATGATAATCCAAAATAAGAATGATAACCAGAAGTCTTGATAGTAAATGACTTCTCTTTCTTCCATACTTTCATCATATTCTCATAACCATTACCCTCATCATATCCAGTATAACGTCTTAAGAATTGACTAGCATCTCTATTAGAAAGAACTCTTATTCCAATGAAATTTACACTAGGAAAACTCTGACGTATATCCTGTAACATTAAATCAGTTACATCAGCCCAGTGTCCCAATCCAGCACAAGAATAAGTATGACCTGTTTTGCGATTACGCAAAACACATCTATCACTCATATACTGAGTTCCCATCCAAGGTTCATCATCATAATCACGACGAATCTCTTTACTATACTTGATAGGAGCAGATTCTCCATCAGTAAGAATTACACACTGAACCTTCTCAACATTATTCTCATTCTTAAATTGTGGAATGATTTGATGTAGAGCAACTATACTTTCATTTAATGGGGTTCCAGAAAGACCCATTCCAATAGGAATATGATACTGAGTATAAACTTGATGACCAAAGGCAGAAGCTAATCTGAAAACATCTTTCATTTGAACCTCTAGTTCTTTACCCTTAACCTTACTGGTGAATAGATTCATCATAGAAAAGCATTCTGGAACAAATGCTAAACCTTCTTTCTTCTCATAAGCAAGTCTATGATACTCACCTTCAGCTGGTGGGTGCTCATTAGTGAAAGCATAAACTTCAAATGGAATATTAACTTTCTTACAGAACCATAATAGATTGTAAAGTTGCTTAAGAGTATCAAGCATAACATCACACATTGAACCAGACCAATCAAGAACAAATACCAATCCGTGATTCTTACCTTCAGCAAGAGTGGTTACTTTCTTAAATAAATCTTCATTATACTTATAGGTATGAAGTTTGGTACAATCTAAAACACCTGTTTTAGAAGTAGTAGCACGTGCATATGAACTTGCTGCCTTCTTACACTCAAATTCTTTAACCAAATAATTAACTTCTTTCTGAGCACTTCTCTTAAACTTTACATATGCTTCATCAACATCGTTAAAAATATCATAGACATGATACTTTCTATCTTCCAACATCTTCTTCCATTCTTCTTGTTGCTGAGTCCAAGAAGTTCTAAGATTAGTATGTATTACTTTATTATCAATAACTACTTTCTTTAAATTTATCTTAGGCAATTCAACATAAACAGTTTCTTTACCATCATAAAGGTTCGTTAGATTTTTTAGTGCATCATCTAATGATTGTGCTGTTTCAACTTCTGGTTCATCAAATGTCTCTCCTCCTAAAGAGCCACCACCAGAATCCACGCCAGTATTATCAGCATCATCGCTATACCCGTCTTCCATAGAAGCATCAGTATCAGCGTCAGGAACGGCAAACTCATCACTATCGTCATTATCAGAAGGACTATTCCCCCCGCCTTCAATGCTGTTACCAGAAATTGAGTCAATCTCCTCTTTCTGCTTATTTTCGATTTCCGCTTTGCAGTAATTATATAACGCTTCTGCTGCGGATAGGGTTTCATCAAACGTTTCGGCATTTTCAATTAAACGAACAATCGGAGTTTCAGCATCTGAAAAAGATATATCATTCCACACACCAACCTTGAAATATAGATTAACCCTATCAGCAAGATTAAAATCAGTAAGATCTTTACCATCTATTTCAAAAAAATCTTTATCATTGAGTTCATTATATCCTGTAAAGAAAGTTTTTGCAAGTCCAGCATATCTTCTCTTCATCAACTTCTCTATTCTTACATCCTCCACAATGTTCACAAAGGATGGAGGCATCTTTATTTCTTCTAACCAGTTTCTATCAGGTGTATAAAGTGCGTGTCCTACTTCATGAGCTACCAATGCGTCATATACATTGTTACTTGCATAATCCCACTTTGGTAAAGTTAAGACTCTGGTATGAACGTTAAACTGTGCAGTTTGAACCTGTTTATGTTCTACAATAAGGTCTTCAGTAGCAAGAAGTTTCGCAAGTTGTGATTTGATTTCGTGCTTGACGGTCATCTGTGTTTTTGCTTATGAACCTATTATACGACGAAACCCCACGCTTGGTGGGGTTCAGTAGACGGTTTATCAACTGTCTGCGTTTGGCTCTTGCAGACCGTAGTGCCTGTGGTTTAAGTTTTCGTTTGGCCTCTTTCTTAGAGTGGTGTTGCCAGTTTGGAGTATTCATTGCTCATAGTGCTTCTGAGATATTATACGTGAGAATCCCTTAACCTTGTCAAAGCTTATGACACTTTCAAATTTGTCATTCAGTTCTGACTTATGGGATATAACAAAAATATTCGCATCCTTTATTATATATCTAATAATCTTAAGAAACTCATCTGTTCCAAACCCATCAAGAGAACTATCAAACACCTCATCCATAATCAATAGATTTGTATTCACAGAGTTTTTTACCCTAGCAACCTCTCTCCAAGTAAAGAGTAATGCTAGGTCAATTCTCATCTTCTCACCTTCACTGAATGAAGCATATGAGAAATCTTCGTGAATCGGTGATTTTACAGTTTCATTAAACTCCTCATCCAAATTAAAATTGATATAGAAATCCATCAACTGAAGGTAACGATTTACCTGTTGATTAATGAATGGAAGATATTTTTTAATAATCTTGGTCTTTACACCATCATCCTTTAAAAGAGAATATGCACAATCATAGTAAGTATTCTCTTTTCTTTTGGATGCTAAATTTTCTATTGTTTTGTGAAGACTATCTTTAAACTCTGCTAATTTCTCATGTTCAGTATTTCTGTTTTTAAACTGTTCGGTAATAGTTTGAACTTCATTTTCAAGATCTCTGATTTGTCGTTGGTTGAGGCTAACCCTAGTATTGTTCTGAGAAATATCATGGTTGAGTTTAGTAATCTCCTTTGATAGGTTAATAAACTGCTGTTCTCTTTCAGATTCTACTTTAATAGTATCTTCAAGTTCTTTGAAACCTTTCTTAAGTTCCTTTGCTTCTTTTTGAACATCAGCAATTCTATTTAAACGAAACGATTCTTCTATATCTTGAGTGCAAGTAGGACATACCGTATTGTCTGTGAAAAACTTATGCTCTTTGGTAATGGTAGATACTTTCTGGGCAAGTTTACCTTTAAGATTGTTTAGTTTCTTTAACTTTTCAGTAGAACCAGTAACTCCTTCTTGCTCCTTTACAAGGTCAGAAATATCTGCTTCTATCATATCATTCTTTTCGATATGAGTATCATTTTCTATAGATAAATTTTGAATCTTAATCTTATTAGATTCAATACTATTTTTTCCTTGCTCTTCTAACTCTTTAATAAAATTCTTTTGCATAGACATTTTATCTTTAAGATTATCTTTTTTCAAATCAAGAGATTTTATTTGTTCTCTCCTGACTCTCATATGCTCTCTAATGATATTATTCATAGCAGAGAAAATACGAATATCTAAAAGATCTTCAATAACCTCTCTACGATTTGTACCATTCAATTGCATAAAGGGTACAAAACTACTACTACCCAAGATTACAATTTGAGTAAATGATTTGTAATTTACCTTTAATATAGTTTCTTCTAATATTTTTTGATTGGTACGATCATCTGCCTGTTTATGAAGTGGATTCCCATTCACTTCAATATCAAATATATTTGGTTTTATTCCCCTTCTAACCAAGTACTCTCTATGATTAATATCAAATTCTACCTCAACTAAACAATCCCTTTCATTAGTAGTATTGATTAATTGACCTTTATTAATTTTACGAAATGGTTTATTGAATAGACCAAAGGTAAGTGCATCCAACATA